TGGCGATCTCCTCGGGCGTTGGCCGGTCCTGCCGCAAAAAGCGATAGGTCTCGGCCTTGAAGGTCGATGTCGCCACTGACCACAGCCGTGCGCCGCGCCGCAGGCGCTTGCCGCCGATGGTTGCGTCCACGAAGGTCGGACCTGTCACCGGGCTGGCGCGGTTAAACCCCTCGAGACCCTTGACCGGTGCGACCTGGCCAAACCCCACCTGCCGCGCCCAGGCGTAGACGGCGCTGGTCTCATAGCCGGTATCAATCGCCAGCTTTGCGATTGCGAGGTGCTGACCGCTGGGATGGGACCATGTCCGCCCCAGCAGATCGCTAAGTTTCTGCCAGCACGCGGGATCGCCAGGGCCACCCTCGATCACCACATGATCAATCAGCCAGCTTTGCAAGCCGCGCCCCCAGGCCCAGACATCAACCTCGATCCGGTCCTTTTGCACATCAGCACCTGCGGTCAGGAACAATCCATCCGCAGGCACAGTGCTAGGTATCCATTCTTCCTTCTGTCCCTGCAGGCGTTGCCAGTCCGGAGCCTCGCCGCTTTCCATCCAGGTCTCACCCAGCGAGGTGTTGATGAAGGTTTTCATCATATCGTCCCCACCAGCCCGCGCCGACAGGAAGGTCTTCACCATCGCGGACAAACGAACCCAGGGCGAATAGATCTCGTTCAGGTGGAAGCCGGCGGTGCCTTCAAAAGGCTGCTCTGCCACCCAGTGCCCTTTTGAGACCGCCGCCCAGCGGGTCTCGTCACGCCAAGCCGCATCGCAGTCCACGCAATGATACCTTGCCGTGTCCGGCTTATGACTGCCGTCCTCATTCTTGTCCCATCTCACCTGCGGCCAGGTCAGGATTTGCTCGGCCCCGCATTCCGGACATGGCACCCAGAACCGACGCTGGTCGCTTTCCTCAAACGCCGCCTCTATCCGGCTCGCGCCCTTGTTCGTCGGCGTCGATACCAGCACGATCTTGCGGTTCCAGAAGGTCACCGTCCGCTTGCGCGCCAAATTGACCGGATCACCCTCGGCCCCTGCGCTGAAAGGGTAGCGATCGACCTCATCGCACAGCAGCAACCGGATCGGGCGGCTTGCCAGACCCGAGGGCGCGTTGGCACCCACGATGGTCAGATGCCCGCCCGGAAAGCGTTTGTGCAGGATCTTGTTGTTGCCGTCGCGCGATTTGGGGTTGGCGATCTTGTCCTGCAAACACGGTGAGTCCCGCGCCATGGGCGAAAAACGATCCTTCGACCAGGTCTCTGCATCCCGCTCCGTCGGCATCACCACCATGATCGGAGCCGGGTCCTGATCGATGTGGTAGCCGACGCAGTTGTTGACTACTTCCGTCTTGCCCACCTGTGAACTGGACATGATGACGACAGTTTCTGTCGCCGCGTCCGAGACCGCCTCCATGATCCCGCGCTGGTATTCCGCGCGGCTGGTACGCCATTGGCCTGGTTCGGCGCTCGCCTCTGAGCTCAGCCGCCTGTTCTGATCCGCCCAATCACTGATTGACAGGTCCGGCGGCGGTTTCAGAACCGCCAGTGCCCTTACCACCGTCCGTTTCAGGATCGATGACCCCCTCAAGGTCAATGTCGGTCTCGAGTTCAATTTCTGGTTGCGCGAGATCATCAAGCACCTCGCGGATGGCGGCACGGATCAGGTTCCGGGTGTCTCCGACGGTGGGTTGGTCAAAAGCCTGCGGCGCCAACCGGTCCGGCAGCGCCAACAGGCGGGTTCTCAGAAGCGCAAGGACGGCGATCCACGCGGCCTCGATTTGATCAGCCGCAATAAGGGATCGACGCTTTTCCTCTGCTTCCATCTCGGCAAGATCAGCACGCGCCCGGATAAACCGCGCTCGTTCGGCGGCATAGTCTGGCGCCCCGGCCTGCGCCTTTTGCGCCTGATCGCGCAGGTAGCGCACATAGCCGCGCACCGAGCCGATCAGATCATACTGGCCGCGCTCCGCCTTGGGGATCACGCCCTCGCGGCTGAGCTGCTGTACCCGCCGTTCCGACAGATCAAGCAGCTTGGCAATCACGCCGATGGGTTGGGTTGCTGATGACATAAAGTAATCCTGTGGGCTTGATATAAGCCATGTCATTGCTGCGATTATACTGGATATAGCACCCCAGTAGAGCGAACCTGATTGCATCAACCAACGCAGCCAGGAGCCACCCACATGACCATCGCAGAGCGCTACAACGCTGAGGCCCAACGCCTGCTGCCACACATGGCAGACAGCCTCGCGGTTGACCCAACGATCACCTGCGCCGGCCACATCGACGACATTGTCTTTCGCCGCAGCGAATACCTCGGCGGGATGGCCATCGCCATTCTCGCCATCATTGAACAGCAAGACTGAAAGGCCAGACCATGACTGCCATCACCACCATTCGCATCGACCACGCCGCACTGCCCAACCAGTTTGACCGCTCGCGCTCCAACGCCGTCGCCGAGGCGATTGAGACCGCGCTGCGCGACGAAGGCATCAAGGCCGAAGCCTCTGACGTCTTCTCGCACATCAAGATCGAACTGCCGACCAGCCAGTTGGCCGCCGCCAGCGCGGTGCTGGCCGAGCTGCAGCTGATCTAACTGAGGGCAACATGAGCAAGCCAATGACCCGCCTGAACCCGATCACCACACCCCGCCATCAGCTCCGCGCCGCAAAGGCGCAACGCAACCACGAAGCCGCGCTCACCGCCTTCCTCGGCAAGAAGACTGAGATCGACGCGATGCTCGCCCGCCTGCAGGCGCTCAGCGCCGACCACTTCAACAGCCATCCCGACGAGATCAACTGGGGCGACGTTGGCACCCTCGAACATTACGCCTGCCTCCTCAAGCGCATCACCGACAGCGCCTTTGGCGAGGGCGAATTCGCCGAGTAAAGCAACCATATCATCAGGAAACACTATGACCACGACCACTGCAAACCCACGCAAAACTAAACTACAGACCATGATCGACATGCTGCGCCAAGGCGCAACAATTGCCGAAATAGCAGCAGCCACCCAATGGCGGCCGCACACCGTTCGCGGCGCCATGTCAGGTGCGCTCAAAAAAAGGCACGGCCTCAAGATCACATCACAGGTCGAAGCGACCCGCGGCCGCATCTACAGCCTGCCAGACACCGAGATAATGTTCAAAAGCACAAGGGCTACCTGTCACACTCAGGCTGTTAAGCTCTGACTTGCGCTCCGACACATCGAAACACACAATGTGTGACTTCTCGGTGACTCACCGGCCTTTAAGCCTCTGCGTTTCTTGTAGAATCCAGCAGCATGCAGATGGTCTGCAGCGAGGATTCGCCTGTATGAAACCTCAACTGCTCGAAGCGGTGCGCCCCGCTCCGCTTTAACTGCCTCAAACTGGGCCAGCCTTGTGCTGGCCCCTTTTTATGCGCCTGCTTTCAAAACAGCCGTAATTTGGGCCCGCGTAATGCCGAATTGCCGTGACAACGCCGCAGGCTTGACCCCCGCTTTGATTGAAGACTGGATTAAACTGATCTGAGAACGCGTCAATTCTGACAGCACCGGATCTGGCGCGACTTTGCGTGGCGACTGATTGTTTTCCTTCGCAGCCACAAGGCCGCGCCGGTCCATCTCGGCAGCCAATGCCTCTGCAAGACGCATAATATCTTGCTCAGCCAAATATCTCAGCGATACCGCTAGATTTTGCGGCAGGACCGTTTTAGGTCCATCGCCACTACCGGAGGGTTTGGGCGCGTTATTATCTGTTTGACGTTGCATAAATTCATATATCGACTGCCCTTCCCCTTTTGCCAAGCCATTCAAACAAACGGCGCAGGAGGTAGCTTCTGGCCAAAGACACCCCGACAAATACAAATCCGATCGCCAAATGCTCGTCCAGCGTGGCGACGAGACCAAATAACGGGAATACCACTATTTGCGTCAGAACAGCTATAGCATAGCCCACGGTGACATTGGTGGCGGCCTCCAGCAGCGATAACGTCCGCGACTGGGTCATGCTGCATCACTCGGACGTTTGCGATTGGAATTCAATTCGGCAAAAGACGTTCCATCACCGTCGAGCACCGCCGTTTGGCCCGTGAATGCCTGCCACCGCTCCACCGCAACATCGACATAGGCCGGATTCAACTCAATTCCGTAGAAGACCCGTCCGGTGGTCTCCGCCGCAATCAGCGTGGTGCCCGACCCCATGAAGGGCTCATAAACCGCCTGCCCTGGACTGGAGTTATTCAGGATAGGACGGCGCATGCATTCAACGGGTTTCTGCGTGCCGTGCACTGTTTTGGCATCCTGATCCTTGCTCGGGATTTGCCACAGCGTGGTCTGCTTGCGGTCGCCCGCCCAGTGGCCCTTGCCAGTCTTTTTGACCGCGTACCACGCCGGTTCATGCTGCCAATGATAATCGCCCCGGCTCAGTA